TGGTTCGGTGGGTGGCGTGCTCGGCCCTGTCATCTATACACATTTGCAGGCGACGTGGACGGCGGATGACGAGGCCAAGCTGCAGGCGCTGCAGGCAAAGATTCAGCAGGCTGGCGACGACGCCGAAAAGAAAAGCCTGGCACAAAGTCTTTCCACGGGTGCCGTCGACGCAGCCGCCGATCTGGACCGCATGGGCCAATCGCTCGATCGAAACAAGGCCAAACAGGCCGAGCTTAATAAGCTCGATGCCGACTTCCTCAAGCTGTGGAAGGGCAGTGATCCGAGTGACCCGCGTCTGGCAGGCGTCCAGGCCATCACGGGGGAGGACGGTAAAGTTTCTTTCAGCGGTGGCATGTACGACCAGTATGTCGCCGACATCAACAAGCGCTACGACACCAAGACGCCAAAGCCCAAAAGCGATAAGGCCGCTGAAGACGCGCAGGCGCAGCTGATCAAACTGCTCAACGATGAGCAGGGCGCGCTCGACCCCGTGGCGAAGGCGTGGGCCACGTACAACGACAAGGTGGCACAGGCGAATGCATTGGCCGACAAGGCCAAGACCGCCAATGGCGCCAATGCGGAAGCGATCGATGCAGAACGCAACGCGGTCATCGCCGCGGCGGCCGCCGCTCGCGATGCACAGCTCGATGCGCCTGCCAAGAAAGCCCGCGAGGCCTTCGAGAAGCTGCTGCAGAGCCTCAAGGACGCCAATGGTCTCAAGCTCGATGGCCTGCGCGCGCAGCTGCAGACGCTCAAGGATGACCTGGACAAGGGCGTCATCAGCGCGAGCGAGTATCACCAGGCCGTCCAGGGCGTGCTTAACACGCAGCTGAAACCATTGCCCACCTATAAGGGCGTCGGTTCGTCCGTGGGCGGCACCTTCGGCGAGTTGGACAAGATCAACGTCGCCGGCAATGAGCTGGACAAGCAGTACGCCGCCGAGCTGGCCGCGCTGGTCGATCAGAACCAGAAGAAGCTCCTGGCTGACGAGGATTTCGTCACCAAGGAAAACGCGCTCTATACCGACTACTACGCAAAGAAGCAGCAGTTGCAGGATGCCAGCAACGACGTGCTGATGACGGGCGTCGCGAGCACGCTTGCGCAATCGGCAAACGCGGTGAAGGAATCGGTGGGCAAGAACACCGAGGCCTATCGCATTGCGTTCGCGGCCAGCAAGGCCGCAGCAATCGCCCAAGCCAGCATCAATCTCGGCAAGGCCATCAGCAACGCCGGCGCCGACGTGCCGTTTCCCGCGAACATCGCCGCGATGGCCACCGTGGGCGCGCAGATGATCGCCCTGATCTCGCAGATCACCTCCGTGCAGGCCGGGTTTTCTGAAGGTGGCTATACGGGACGCGGCGGCAAGTACCAAGTGGCGGGTGTGGTGCATCGCGGGGAGGGCGTGCTGAGTCAGGAGGATATCGCCGCCATGGGCGGCCCTGCGGCCTTTGAAGCCTTCCGCGCAGGGTTGGGCGGGTACGCGGACGGCGGATATGTAGGCGCCAACTGGTTGCCCGTACCCGTTGCGCCGTCGGAGCCGCGCCTTTCGGCCGACGCTGCCAACGCCGCGGCGTCGAACAATGCCGCTGCTGGCGGAAATGCGGATGGCCAAACGCATATCCACGTGTGGAGCATTGAGGACGCGGCCGAGAAGTTGGCGGCGTCACCCACCATGCAGAAGGCCGTAGTGCACATCGTGGGCGATAACCCGCGCACCATCCAAGGGAAGTGGAGGCGCTGATGGGCTATATGGTTGGCCAGCCGGTGCTATGGCCCGCACAGCCGGATTGGAGCCAGGGTGTCAGCGAAACGCTGTCGTGGCTCTCCGATGTGATGCAGTCCAGCGGAACGGCGTTCCAGCAGGTTAGGGCGCTCCTCGGTGCGCCACGCCGTAGTTTCACCATTCAGACGCTGGACGCGGCCGACGCTCGCCGCATCATTGATGCCATCGCGTTCGATGTCGGTACGCGCGGTTTCCTTTTCCCCATTTACCCGGACGTGCAGTGGCTGGCCGCGCCGCTCGCCGCCGGCATCGTCGCCATCGCATGCGCCACGGTCGGGTTCGACTTCGTGGCCGGCGGCAAGGTCGCGCTGTGGCTGGATGAGCAGCATTGGGAAGTGGCGACCATCGAAGCGGTGGAAGCCAACGGGCTTTCGCTCGCGGCCCCCACGGTCGACGCGTGGCCATTGGGTACCCGCCTGTACCCCCTGCGTAGCGCGCGCCTTCAGGACATGCCTGTTGCGACCCAGAGCAGCGCGGCAACGTCATCGCTGCAGGTCAACGTGCTTATCGATGAGCCCTGTGACTGGCCGGCGGCATGGCCCAGCGATTCGACCTATCGTGGCGTGCCGGTGCTGGAGTGGCGGGGCGACGAGTCCAATAGCCCTACCGTGCAGTACGCCAGGCAGGGCGGCAGCGTGGATGTCGACACGGCGACGATCTACTACTTCGATCTTCCGAATCTACCCTGGCGCGTGCAGGTGCAGAACTTCTTGCTGGCCGGTCGCACCGATCACACTGCCTTTCGGTCGCTGTTGTATGCACTTGCGGGTCGTGCTGGCCAGCTGTGGGTGCCGAGCTGGCAGGACGATCTGCGCCTCACTGCAGGCATCGCTGGCAACGTGGCATCGATGCAGGTCGCGCCGTGCTACTACAGCGTGTTCGGCGCGCAGCAAACCAACCGCCGCGACATCCGCATTGAGCTCTATGACGGTACCGTGTTTTACCGCCGGATCATCGGCAGCGCGCAGCTGGCCAACGGCGAATCGCTGCAATTCGACAGCGTGCTAGGGCGGGACGTGACGCCCGATCAGGTCCGCCAGATCAATTGGCTCTCTATCTGTCAGCTCGCCGCCGATAGCGTGCAGATCAGCCATGTCACCGACGCCGAAGGCGTCGCCACTTGCAGCCTGACCTGGCAGGCGGTGCAGAACAGTGTTTAACGACTTCGAACTCAGCCGTCGTGGCGGCAAGCCCACACACCTGTTCCGCTTTACGCGGCAGGGCCAAGTATGGCGTTTCGCTGCCTCCGATCGAGACATCACGATCGGGGGCTTCACCTGGCTTAGCGCGCCCATCAGCCGCGAGGAAATAAAGCAGACGGTGGAGACAGCGCAGGCCAGCATCGCCATCACGCTGCCCTACAACCGCGACGCCAACAACACTGATCCGGTCACGCAATCGCTGGGCGACAACTGGCATCCGTTCATCCCGAGCGACACCGTCGCGGTCGCGTGCATGGCAACCCACCTCAACGATCCCGACCAGGAGATCATCGTTGAGTGGCTGGGGCAGGTGGGGCAGCCAACTTTCACCGACGGCCAGCTCAAACTGACCTGTGTCCAAGCGAGCAGTATCGGCAAGGCGCAGCGCCAAGGCGCGAAGTGGCAAATCGCCTGCTGGAAAACGGTTTACTCAGTGGGTGTTCGGGGCTGCAACCTGGATCGCGCCACCCAGTCTACGACCGCAACGCTGACTGACGTGAACGGCCTCACGCTCACTGCCGCCGCGTTTAGTAGCGTGCCACTGCCGCTCGCCGGGGGCGGTCTGCAATTCACTGACAGCAACGGGATGGTCCAACGCCTCTCCATCATGGGCCATCAGGGTGCGGCCATCACGGTGTTGTCGGGCGCGGCGGGGCTAGTCGCGGGGACGGACGTCACGGTCTATCCAGGCTGCCCCCGCACCTGGACAGGCTGCGATGCGCGCGGCAACACGATCAACTACGGCGGTGCCATCTACAAGCCCGTCCAGAATCCTTACAACGGGCAGAGCATGTCATGGAGCTAATCGCACGCGCCAAGCGATGGCGCTACGTCTATGGCTGGCGATTCCGCTACTGGTGGGCGGATACGCCCTCAGGGCTGCACGCGCGCTTCATGCTGATTGGGTTCGCCTGTCTGGGCGGCATTTGGCAGATCGTAGCCGCAGCTGTTGAGGCCTCCAGGCCGGCGCCCAAGGACCGTCCGCACCAAGCAGTCATCTGGTTTGTCGTCTACATCTTGATCGCGTTGCTGGCCGCCGTGGCCGCATACATGCTGGCGGGCCATCAACAGCCGCCCACGGCGCAGACGGGCAGTACGCCCACCACCGACGACGGTCAATCGGTAAAACACCACTTCGGCACGAACTGGGTGGATGACTCGTTTCTTCTCGCTTGGAAACTGGTCGGTCGTGACGCGATCAAGTCCAGCGGTGGCAAGAAATGATCGTGACCACGAGAGATCTCTTCACCGTGCCGGGCTACAGCAAGCGCGCTGGCTTTTGCCGAAATGGTGCGCGCCAATGGTTCGCCGCGCATGACCTGGATTGGACAGATTTTGTGAAGCACGGCATCGACGCAGAGATCTTGAAAGCGACAGGCGATGCCCTGGCACTGATGCTCGTGGCATGGGCATGCAAGCGGGCGGAGCAGTCCAATGGGTAAGGGTGGCAAAACCACGGTCGGCTACTGGTACAAGGTCGCCTATCACGCCGGCCTTGGCGTGGGCCCGATCGATGCATTACTCGAATTTCGTGGTGGTGACCAAACCGCATGGGCGGGCAACCTGACCAGCAGCGGCACGATCACCATCAGTGCGCCAAACCTCTGGGGTGGCGAGAAAGATCAAGGCGGTATATCGGGCGACGTTGATGTGATGTTTGGCGAAGCCACTCAGCAGCCTAATGCGTATCTGAGCTCCGTGTTCGGCAGCCAGCAGCCCGCATGGCGCGGGCTGGCGACGTTGGTATTCAAGGGCGGCCGGTATGGCGCCATGAACCCCTACCCGCAGAAGCCCAGCTACAAAATTATGCGTGTCGTGAAAGGGTGGGATAACGACGTCTGCTGGTATCCCGAAAAGGCAGCGATCGGGCTGGCAAACGATCCGCTCATTCAAGCGATCATCGCAGGCATTACCTGGGAGAAGACGGTCGGTTCACCGATCACGTTCACATCGCCTGGCGATGTCGCCTCATGGGCGACTGATCCATCTGCCTATGCCACCGAGCCGAGCACACTGACTCCTACGTTCCCCGCGGGCATCGGTGCGACAGGGCTTCTCTGGATGCATATTGATGCGCCCAACGGCGTGCCGAACAGCTTCACGATGGACGTCAAGATCAACTATGACGACTCAGGCAAGGTCATCGGCACCAGCGGCGTCACCATCGGCGACAGCACGCCGCCGTTGCCCGTCGACACCTATCTGACGGCAACCGGTGTGCAGGTGATCGTGCCGGCCAGCAGCGCGCCGTTTCATGGCTGGGTGTGCTTTGCCTGTGTCGATTCGCTAGACATCAACACGGGGCTGGCGCTCGGGACACCCACGCAGCACCGCATGATCGTGGCATCGAGTGCCGTGATGGAGTCGTGGTACTCGATGAACCCAGCGCACGTGTTGTACTACGCGCGCACCCAGCAAGACATGGGGCGCGAGCCCGTGGGCAACATGAGTGACGCCAGCTTTCGCGCCGCCGCTGACTGGTACGCGTCGCAGGCGTTTGGCCTGTGTACCGCGTACGATCCTGCCAGCGAGACCTATGATGACTTCGTTGCACGCATCGAGAAGGTCGCCGGCTGCAGCATGAGCCGCAGCCCGATCGATGGTCTGTGGTACCTGGACATCGCCAACGGTGTCTATGATCTAGAAAGCCTTCCTGTCTTGACTGATGACGATATCCTCGACTTCAGCGAATCGCCGAGTGTGCAGGACAGCGCGACCAACAGCGTGAGCGTGACGTTTTTTGATCCGCAGGAGAAGGAATCGCTCACCACCGCGCCGGTTCAGGCCATGGCTCTGATCGATGCCTTTGGGACGATCTTCGACCAGGCGTCGTACCCGGAGCTTCCGACTTACGATCTGGCTCTTCGCGTGGCCACCCGTGACCTACGGGCTTCCGTCACCCCGACACGCGCCTTTGAGCTCACCACGACCCGCGCCCCATACGGCTGGCGCGTGGGCACGTACTTTCGATTGCAGTCGCCCAAGCGCGGCATCGCGGACATGGTTTGCATCCTGGCTGAAAAGTCCAGCGGCACCCTCAAGTCGGGTGCGATCAAGATCACCGCGTCGCAGGACATCTATAGCCTCCCGGCGGCGACGTTCATCGACGCCGAGCACGGGGTCGATACGCGTCCGTCACAGAAGCCTGTCGCGATCGCTCTCCAGCGCCTGTTCGAGGCTCCATATATCGAAGTGGTGACGAGCTTGTCGCGGGCTAACCTGGCGGTGCTCCCGGACGACGTAGGCTTTGGATTCGCTGTTGCGGCTGATCCGGCGAGCAGTCGGGACTTCACCGAGACGGTGTCGGCCGCCGGCGGCGACTTCGCTGCGGTCGGCACAGGTGAATGGTGTCCCACCGCGACAATGGCGCAAGCATCAGCCTTTGGTGACACGACGTTTACGCTGTCCCAGGGCGTCAACCTTGAGCTCGTCGCAGTCGGTATGGCAGGCCTCTGGGATGACGAGATCGTGCGTGTGGACGCGATCGACGTGGGCACCGGTGCTGTCCAATTTGGGCGAGGCTGCGCCGATACGACGCCTGCCGTGCATGCCGCCGGCAGTCGCGTGTGGTTTTTCGGTGCGGTAGCCGCGAACGACTTCACCGAGTACACCGCGGGTGAGACGATCTCGGTGAAGCTCTTGACCAATACCGGTACCCAGCAGCTTGATCCGACCATGGCCACCGCGTTGAGCTTGACGTTTAGCCAGCGGCAGTTCCGACCCTATCCACCTGCTCAAGTAACGCTCAATGGTGCATCGCCCTGGGGGAATCCGGCGATCACCGGTAGCCTGCAACTGAGCTGGGTGCATCGCAATCGCCTCATACAAGCCGACCAGCTGGTCGATACGTCAATGGCGGGCGTGGCGCCCGAGGCGGGCACCACCTATACGGTGCGGGTCTACGACAGCAGTAACACCCTGGTGGCCACGTTGGCAGGGATCGACGCAACAGCGTTGCGATGGACGCCTGCGACGGTGGGCTCCTATCGCGTCGAGCTGGAAAGCGCACGCGATGGCCTTGCCAGCTGGCAACGCCACAGCTTCAGTTTCTCGATCTCCGCGCTCGACCATTCGTTTTACATCGCGGAAAGCGGATCGAATCACTATGCGACCGAGGACGGCTCGGGCGCGTATCTCATGGAGTAACCAGATGGCAGACACCAAATTTTCGGCGCTTCCGGCGGCAAGCGCCCTCAGTGGATCGGAAAAGGTTATTGGCCTGCAGGGTGCGGCGGCCACCCAGGTCGGTGTGCAGGCAATTGTGGATCTCCCCTCCACAACCAAGGCCGTGACCGGCGAGATCGCAGGTGTCAACACGCAGGCGGGCACCGCCTATACGCTGACAGCCGCCGACAAGGGCTGCCTGGTCATTGCGACCAACGCGTCGGCCGTCACTATCACGGTGCCCCTTGGCATTTTCAAGAAGAACGCGGTCGTCTATATCAAGCAGTCCGGTGCGGGCCAGGTCACGATGGCAGCGGCTTCGGGCGTCACGCTGGAGACCGAGGTCTCCCTGAAGACGCGCGCCGTCCGCGGCGTCTTGGCTTTGATCTTCCATGCCGACGACGCTGCGACGGTGGTGGGGGCTATGGCATGAATTTCCTCGCTGGCGTGGTGGCGGGCGCAAGAAAGACGCTGTCCTACACGATCTCCGCACTGTTGCACTTCGATGGTACGAATGGCAGCACCGTCTTTACTGATACAGCGGGAAACACCTGGACGGCTAACGGAGCGGCATCCCTCAGCACCGCCCAGAGCAAGTTCGGTGGGAGCGCCGGCTCGCTCAATGGCACGAACGCCTATCTCACCACGCCGCACAGCTCTGCCTTTAATCTATCGACCGGCGACTTCACGATCGAGGCGTTTATTCGGATCAACGCGCTCTCGACGTCGAATATGACCATCTTCGAGAAGGACGGCGTGGCGGGCGTATCGTTTCCACAGTACGAAATGCGCATCGACAATACAGGCCGGCTGACTTTCAGTTTGGGCACCGGCAACGGCACCGGTGCTAACCAGAACATGGGCGGTGGCAGCGGCACGAATCCGATGAGCACGGGGGCGTGGCATCACGTGGCCATCACCCGGCAAGGGACCACCGTCCGTGCCTTCGTCGACGGCAATCTGGACTGGACCGTCCTTTCGACCAATAGCGTGATCGATGGCGGCAAGCCGGCATTCATTGGCTATCAGAACGGTCAGCCTTCGTCGAGTTTCTTCAATGGCTACATCGACGAGTTTCGACTCATTAAAGGCGCGGCACTGTATACGGCCAACTTCACTCCACCGGCGGCGCCGTTCGCAGATCCCTAGAGATGGGCGGAAACAGTTTGCCTTAGCCATTTCCACCTTGGGCGGCACGCTGTCGGTCATGACGCTGCCGCTCCCCATCGCGCCCCGAGACGCCCTGGTCCAGATCATTGACCCGGCCCTGCACTTGCTGCCGCCGAAACTCACTAGCGATCAGGCGCGCGTGCAGACGCTGGCCATTTTTCTGCAGGAGTCCGGCCTTAAATGCCGTGTGCAGATTGGCGGCCCAGCGCACGGCCTCGCGCAGTTCGAACGCGGCGGCGTCACCGGCGTTCTTTCGCATCCAGCCTCGGCGGATCTCGCGAAGTCCTTGTGTGCTGTTCGTGGCGTGCCAGCGGTATGCGAATCGGTCTACGTGGCGCTGGCTACGGACGATTTGCTGGCCGCTGGGTTTGCGCGGCTTCTCCTGCTGACGGATGCAGCGGCGCTGCCTGCGCTCGGTGATCAAGCGGCGGCCTGGGCGTATTACCAGCGCAACTGGCGCCCAGGGCGGCCGCATCCGGAAGCGTGGCCCCAGCACTATGCCACGGCCCTCGCCACCGTCCGCGCGGTGGATGCCTGATGGATGCACCGCCGCCGAGCCTCCAGTTCTGGCAGCTGCTCCTGTATCCCGTGTTCGCTGCCTTCGGCGGCCTGTTGGGCTATGCGCTGCGCATGATGGACGCGGGTCTGAAAGTCAGCCTATGGCGCGCGGTGATCGAGTCGTTGGCCGCCGGTTTCGTAGGCATCCTGGTGATGCTGTTGTGCCAGGCCATGCAGCTGTCGCCGCAGTGGACAGGCGTCATGGTCGGGGTCTGCGGTTGGCTTGGCGCCACAGCAAGCATCCGCATGCTCGAGCGTGTGGTGCGAAACAAGCTGGGGGTCACGGATACCGGAGGCATCGCCAATGGCGGGCCGTAGGCGCAAACGGACTCAGTTCTGGCTTGGCCACATGTTGATTGTGGCCGTCATCGTCATTGGCGTGACCGCCCTCAATCAAGCCTGCGCGCGGGCCCATTGGCCGGCCCTCGAAGCTGACGTCGTTCGTGTGGCGTTCCTGGTGATCGTCCTGATGGCGATCGCTGTCTCTTTCTCTGGCAAAGGTCCCGAGGGCCGCGCATGAGCACTTTGAAGCAATACGGGCGCCTGATCATCGGCGTACTGATCATTCTTTTCATCATCGCCCTGTGCTGGGCGGTCGTGCACTACGGCAACACGCGCTACGCCGCCGGCGAGGATGCCGGGCGTAACGCGGTGCTCGCCGATGACGCGCGCCAGGTCGCGCAGGTGCAGCAGGCACGCAATGCGCTCGATTCGCTCAGCGCGGCAGCTGGCCAGCAACTCCAGAACAACCTCGGCACTGTGCTGCCGACCATACAGGGGCAGACCCATGACACCATCGAAACGATCCGCACTGTTTACCGTGACCGGCCTGCTGCCGCTGTTGCTTGCAGTCGTCCTGACGGCGTGCAGTCGGCCCTCGACCAGGCCGTCGACCGCGCCAATGCCGCTGCAGGTGCCCCAGGTGACCTGCGATCAGACGCCGCCCCCGCAGTTACTGGATCGAGTCCCGCCCCTGCAGTCGGACGCGGACATCCCAGCCAATGACGCCTGGAAGGCCGACGCGATCGGCAAATACGCCGAGCTGGTGACGATCCGGTCCCAAGAGCGCGCGTGCATGGCCGAGCTTCGAGCGGCCGGCGTAATTCGATAAGCGAGAAGCCCCGCCGAGAGCGGGGCTCATTTTGTGGGTAAGACCGCCGGCGCGCTGAAGATCTGTCGAAATGCCGGCCACTCTCGGCAGTCTTCCCGTGGAATAGCGATGAAGCCGGCGCCGCCGCACAACGAGCAGCCTGGCGCGCTTCGGCAGCGGCATTCGCGCTGTTCCCAGAAGCTGCGATGGATGAATTCGCCCTGGCCGCAGTGAAAGCACCTGATGCCCACCTGGTCCAAAGTGATGCACGACCGGGTACAGACGTTGCAAATGCCCGCCCGGCCCATAGTGAATTTGTCTCGTCTGCCCATGGGCGGCAGGGTAGGACCCGCTTATCTCACGCCACGAGAGCTGCCGGGCCCCGCCGGGCAGGCAGGTGGAAATTCGGGTAGCCTGCACGCGCCAAGCATGAACAGGACGTGTCAGATGAAATGGAACCGCGCTCATCTCTTTTCGGCCTTAGTACTGCTGCCATTGGGCGTCACCGCTCAGACCGGGCGCACACCAACGGATATCGACCTAAAGGCCGGCTATTGCTTGGCAGCCGATCGAACTCAGCTCGAAAACATTCAAGCAGCGTCGGCAGGCAACTCGGCGGCCTCCGTCGACGACGAGGCCAGAAAGGTCATGGCGGGGGTAAACAAACAGCTGAGCGACGACATCGAGCGCCTCGCTGCGTATATCAATCCTAAGCTGGCGCTTCTAAATGGTCCCATCCTCATCAGCGCAGCTGACCGAGGCATCGCCGACGTAGCTGCAGCACACGCCGAAACCACGGCTTGTCGCGAGGGTTCGAAAGCTAATCTGGAAGCGTTTTCACAGTGCCTGCAGCAGGCGCCGGCGTCCACGCGCCTGCGAACCTGCATCGGCGCGCCATTTCTTCCTTACTGAACGATCCCGTCGGCCACCGCTCGGAGCCGGTGCTACGCTATGCCCATGCCTTCTCGCGACCACCTCCAACAACTCCTCAACGAACTCGAGGACAGCATCCCCGTGCTGCAGCGCGCCTATCCGGACGGCTCGGACTTTTGGCCTGAGTTCGCTCCCCTGGCTGATGCGATCCGAAGCGTAGGCGGTCCCGAAAACGACGAATGGATCTGGGATCGTATTGACGCCATGCTCCAATTCCACGGCTTGTCTACGCGGCCTCTGCCGGCATAGCCATGTGCGGCCGCTACGCGCTATACGGTCCCGCCAGTCTTTCGCGTGAAGCGAAAGCCGAACTTGTTCGGCTTGGCATCGATCTCGTCGGCGCAGTCAGTCAACGCGAGCCGCAATACAACATTGCTCCCACCCAGCGGGCTCCGGTTCTTGCGCGCGGCGAAGCGGCCGTCGAGCTGAAGGCCCTGCATTGGGGGCTGGTCCCCATCTGGGCAAAAGACACCAAGATCGGCTCACACGCAATCAACGCCCGATCGGACACCGTTGCCGATAAACCCATGTTCCGCACGGCCTTCAAGAAGCGCCGTTGCATGGTGCCTGCGTCGGGCTACTTCGAGTGGAAGGGTGAGGCCGGCGCCAAGCAGCCGTATCTGATCCATGACCCCGCGGGTGACCTCTTGCTCTTCGCGGGGCTCTGGGAAGCTTGGAGGCCGATAGACGACGAGGCGGCCGAGTGGTATCGATCGTTCACCATCATTACAGGCGAGCCGGGCAAGGTAAGTGGCGATATCCACGACCGTCAGCCGGTGATCCTGCAGCCGGACGCCTGGGAAACATGGCTTGATGGCACGCCTCAAGAGGCTGCTGATGTCATTGCGTCGGCACCCGAGGCGGCGTTGGCTTACTATCCCGTGCCCAAAGCCGTCGGGTCGCCCCGGAACAAGGGCCCCGAACTCGTCCAGCCGATCGAGCCATGACCGACCAGACCGAACCCACAGCCGAAGGCTTGCGCCGCTATCCGCCGACCGGCCACATGACCGAGCTGCGCGAGCCGATTCCCTGCGTCTGCAACGAGACCTGTCACCGCCTGTGCGCCGGCGAGTGTGGCTGCGAGGCCTGCAGCGTCATGTTCTCGATTTTCTGCGATGAGGCCGGCTGTTTTCCGAACAGCAAGGACGAACTGGAGCGTGCGCTCTGGAAGTATCGGGGCGACTCCCCAGACCCGTAAAATTGGCACGCAACTATTTGAAATGAAAACACGTCGCGTGCGGCCGGTCCGTAAAATTTGGCCGCGCAAGCACCTGAATTGCCTTCAAAGTTGGACAGACTTTTAATTTGATGCGCGACCTTCATGACGAAGGTCGATCGGGCTGATAACCGGTTGAATCGGGGGGTAACGGCAATGCCACTGAGTGCGGCAGCAATGATGTCTCTGGCGACTATACGTCTTGTCGCCACTGGTCCAAATGGAACCCAGGTCGGGACCGGATTTCTTTATCAATTTAAAGTGCCTAGCATTGAGCGTCCTGACGCAGCCGTGCACTTGATCATTACGAACAAGCACGTGGCTGCGGCGGCACACTTGGTGGAATTTACTCTGACCTGGCTAAGGCCCGGCGCCGAACTCACCGAAGGGGTCATCGAGGAAGATGACCAGCATATAACCCACAGAGTAGCGATGGCCGGCAGGCTGTTCCCCCATCCAGATCCCGCCGTTGACCTCTGCGCGTTCGCCATCGACGACGTTGTGAGCGCAGGGCCTCCGGATCGGAAGGTGCGCCTTCTCGCGATCAGCGCTAGTTGGCACCTGCCGCCAGAGGAGGCAGCCGAGGTCCGTCCGATAGAGACGGCTGTAATGATCGGATACCCCAACGGGCTATGGGATGAGACCAATAATCGGCCAATTGCACGTCGTGCGATGACCGCGTCCCATCCGCTCCAGCGGTGGAACGGAGCGCGGCAGTTCGTTATCGATGCCGCTTGTTTCCCTGGTTCGAGCGGCTCGCCAGTGTTCCTTTATGAAGACGGTGCCATTCGTCAGCCAGGCGGGGCAGTCGGAATTGGCTTTCGGGCGCGGCTTCTTGGTGTTCTATTCGCGGGGCCCCTCTTTACGGCTGAAGGGCGCATGGAGCAGCGCGCTATCCCGACGGGTTTGCAGGAGGTTCCTGTTCACGATCAGATGATGAACCTTGGTTTTGTGGTCCACGCCGACGCAATTCTTGAATTACGCCCGTTGATCGTGGCTCGGCTGGCATTGGACGGCCACCACGTCCAGGATGAAGCAATTGAGGCGACATGACCGGGCGAGTCCGGTGTCTACTATCCGGCGAGACGTTGCCCATATACCTCGATTATTCACATCCACAATCGCCAATTAGTTGACATGTTCCTCAGCAATAATTGCAAGATACAACAATGACTTATATCAAATAAGGCTCTTTGACTGTTAATCAGGGGGTCGTTGGTTCGAGTCCAACTTCGGGCGCCAGATACTGCAAGGGCTGCGAGCAATCGCAGCCCTTTGCTTTTGTCTACTATTCGCGCTTCTGTCTATTATTTGGCGTGATTGGGCTCACCGTGGTGGGCTTGGCCCGGTAGTGCTTGCGGGTCACCTTCGGATCCGCGTGACCCAGCAGCTGCTGCGCATGCGCCTCGTCGTCGGCATCGCTGCCGCTCTTGCGGCGGATGTCATGGAACGTGAGATCACCCAGCTTCGCCCGTAGCTTCACGTGGCGCCACGAGGCCTTCAGGCCGGTGGTGGTATAGCGCGTGCCGTCGCGGGTCAGGAACGCCGGCTGAGAGCCAATGCGGAGGCCTGCGATGCGCTTCCACAGCGTGGTGAGCTCATCGGTCCAGCCGATGACGTGGCGCTTCTTGGTTTTGCTGTCGATGTAGGCGATGCCATCGTCGGTCGCGGCCGTCAGGTTCAGACTGACCAGGTCGAGCTGACGCATGCCGGTGATGTAGGCGAACTGCAGCAGGTCGCCAAAACGTGTCGAGGCCTGCGCCACCAGCGCATCGAGCTCGGCGTCGGTGACGTAGCGATCGCGCGCCGTTTCCTTGTTGCGGAAGCGCATGCCGGCGGCGGGGTTTTCGCCTTTGTACAGACCGGCATTCATCATGTGGTTGTACGCGGCGGAAAGCAGCGCGCGGTCGCGGTTGGCAGCGACGTTGCCCTTCTGCACCAGGTATGTGTAGACGTGCGAGCGCTCCACTTCCTCGAGCAACAGTTCGCCGAATACAGGCAGCAAAGCCTTTGCGCTCCAGCCGTAGTTATCCACGGTGCGTGGCGAGAGGCGTTTGCCGGCGACCTGCAGGTAATGCGCGATGGCTCCGCCGACCGTCATCTTGTCGGGACGGGCCGCGCCCTCCAGTTTCGCCCACTCCTGCAGCGCGATCGCATAGTCATCGCCCAGGCGCAGCCAGTGCGGCTTTCCGTCCTTGCGCGAGACGTAGTAGTAGGCGCCGTGCTTGAGCTGCATGCGGCGCGGCAGGTGCTTGTTAGCGGTGCGTTTGCGTCCCATGTCAGATCGCTCGAAAGAGACTGGAGAAATCAGGCTCGCGGCGTTTCGGCTTTGGCGGTGCGCGCGAGATCAACGCCATCGCGCGCTCGACCAGGGGGCGGCCGACGGCATTCGGGCGAAACGGTATGCCCATCATCGTGAGCGCTTTGCATTGAGCAGACCACCGCTTCTTCGCGGTGAGCTGGGTGACTTCCTCGGGCGTAAGCCAGGTCTCACTCATGAGTTGCCTCTGCCGCGGTCATGCTTTGTAGCCCTTGAGATCTTCGTAGCACTGGATCATGGCGATGACGTCACCCGCGACCATCGCGGCATGCGCAGCCTTGATCGAGTTGCGCATCATCGTTGCGGCGAATATGCCGGTCGGAATGGCGTCATAGAGCGGCAGCAGTTCCTGCACGCGCTCGATCTCGCCCGGAAGCGCTTCGGCAAGAGAATCACCCATTCCCCACCCCCATCTCACTGGCGCCACCGCGTTGGGTAGAGAGGGCGATTGTCTCGCGGCACCAGTTCACCAGCGCGCACACGAAGTCGGCGTCGGCGTCCGTCATGCGGACCTTCTCGTACTCTTCGGGTTTGAAGCCAAAGGTGATCAGCGCGTGCGGATTCCAGGGGCGCTTCGGGCCATCGATCCGGGAAGCGCCAACGCATTTTGCGGTGGGCAGATATGAGGTGTCGACGAATTGGTTGCCCTCACGCATCGAGCGCCACTTACCAGGCGTTGCAGAGGCAGACAGAGCCTGGAGACTGGCCGGAACATCCACCTCTCCCGCCTTGGCGCTGCCGCGGGCGTCCGCGTCGGCCTGGCGCTTGCTACGACGAAGCTGCTCCCTCAGACCGTTAATCGAGCAGTGCTCTAGTCCCAGAGAGGTGCCGGCGTTCAGACTTTCGCCATCGACATGGGCCTGCAGGGTGCGCAATGCGTGGAGTAGATCAGGGAATTCGACTAGCCACCGTTGAAACTGCTCCATCGCAATCTCGTAACGTTCCAGCTTCCGTAGCTTGGCCTTTGTTCCATTCATGCGCTCACCTCAGTGCGCGCCGGCGCCATCGAAAGCATCGTGTCGATGGCCGCGTCCCAAAGCACCTTCGCTTCGCCGGCCTTCGGTGAAAACGCCGAACGCATGCTGATGCCGCCGAATGAGAACGAGATGTCTGCGTTCTCGATCAACCAACGGTAGCGCCGCGCTTCGTCGCTGTCAGGTGATGCAGACGGCAACACCGCCTTCGGCGCAGGGGCGGCTACCAGGGCGACCGCTTTAGGCATGGCCTCCGACACGCGCTCCATGAAGGCAGCAGCCTGATCGAAATGGGCAAGCGTTGCTGCGTCTGCACGAGCCCAAAGCGTATTTGCCTTTGTGCCCTGTGAGACGACCAGTCCGCGCTTACGCAAGGCGGTCAGGCCGGTGAGCACTTCCGTCATGCTGAGCTTGGTCCGGAAGTCCAGGGTGCCGCGTTCCACCCATTCGCCCTCGCGGAGCGCCTGGAACACAAGAAGGGTCTTGGTGCCAAGCCGCCCGACAGCAACGTCGGGTTTGTCGGCTGCAGTGCCCTCGGGCGCCGGAGTGCTATCGCCGGGGCATTCCGCGGCGGCACGGATCTCCGACGCTTGCTGAGCCGCATCAGCGTCGGGCTGAGGTACAGACGCGACGCGGGCCACAGGTGACCCTGGCAGCATGTACCGCAGGATGCCGTCCAGGCCGTTCCGGCTAAGCAGCTGCCGTTTGTGCACCATGCCGCGCAACGCGTTCCGCAGCTTCTGCATCGCGGCCGTGTCGTTGGTGTCGGTACCGGTGACGATGGCGAGCTCGTTGATGGCGACAGGCTCGCCGGCGGCGCGCAGCGACTTAAGGATGCTCGATTCAATTCCCATGGCTCACCTCCCAGACAAGGCGCAAAGGCGCGGGAAGCCAACCGGTGCCATCGAGCATTTCCTCGGCCAGCGCGCCGGCGTCGGCCTTCTTGAGTGGCTGCAGCTTCTTGGCGCTTTCCGCGCCGCACGCCTCGCTGACCGCTTCGATCAGCACCGCCTTGGGAACGGAGCCCAGGAAATTGTCGACGGTGGGCTGCCAGTGCTTTGCCATGTCGAATTCGAGGCGCGTCGCGAGGATCTCGACGAGCTCGCGTTTGCGGTGTTCGCCGTTATGGGTCTGCGTTCCGAACGTACCGTTAAAGGCGCAAGCGGCGCAGACGCCCAGGAGTTCGTGAAGCTCATGCTCCGGCAGATCGAGCACCCAGCGGAGTGCGGCTTCACCATCATCGGGGATCTGCTCGCGCCACTCTTCCGTGATCTTGGCGAGTGCTTCGCGCGGTGAAAAGTCAGGGGCAACACCAATGCGATCGAGGCTGCCATCGATGTAGGGGCTCGCTTTCAGTTCGCCGAGATCGCGGAACCAGTGCTCCCCCAGCGTGCTCTGAAGAAGTCCCCAGGCCAGGAGCGCTAGCGCCACATCGGTGTGCTTGGCCAGCTCGTGCTGCATGGCGGCCGTGCGGTAGCCGGTGAGGCGCTCGACCATAGCGTTGGACAGCTCAGTCGACTCCGGCGCGACGGCGGAGCCGTTGGCCTTCGCGTGCTTTGCTTGCTCGGCCTTCTTCGCGTCTGCCGCTTTGATCAGGCCGCGATGGATGCGCAGCCCGTTGTACGCGAACTCGATGATGGCGCCGGACCCAGCCATGACCTTGGGGGAAAAGGATTCAAGTTTGCCCTGCAGAACTGCGAGCTGGTTGTCGATGGCCTCCACTGCCGACTCAAGGTCACTCATCTCGTTCTGGATGAAATCGTCGACCTCGTCGCCGTCGATGTCGTCGAGCCCCCTCTGGCGGTCGCGTAGCCGGTCACGCTCGGCCTCCAGCTCTGACATCTGCTCCTGCTCGTCGTCGGTCGGCGTGCGCTTAGTGGCCTTCTTGCGCTTGAAATTGTGCAGGGAGACGTATTCGCGCTTCAGCTCCACCCAGGCCCAGCCCTCGGCTTTCACCTCCATCTTGAGCAGATCAAGCTTCCGCGCGACCAGCTTGTCGACCAGGCCGCGATCTAGGTACACGGCGCGCGTGAACATGTCACGGCGAATGAAGCCGCCAGCAGCCTGGTACTCATCGAGCCCTACGAGTTGAGCATCGCGGCTGTCCGCAAACTCTATCTCGCTCGTGGTGAGTTGGCTGCGCACGTAGCGGGCCTGGTACAGCGGGTTCATCCCGCTGGCATCCTTCCACACGCGTTCCTGCTGCTTGCGGTCGTCCGTGATGCTGAAGGTCTGCAGCGTCTCCAACGTCATCTGATTGGCGCGGTAGGCCTCGATGAGCTTGGGCGATACTTTGGCCAGCTTCAGGCGTTGCTTCACCACGGCGTCGCTGCAGCCAAATGAGGCTGCGATGGCCGAGACACCGATGCCGCGCTCCGTCATCGCCTGAAATGCATCGAACTGATCGGCGGGGTGCATGGCTTCGCGCACGGTGTTTTCTGCGAGGCTGGCGTCGAGCGCGTCAGAGGCGTGAACGATCTTGCAAGGAATGCCTTCATCGAGCGGCGCTGGCAGCTTGCCGTCCAGCTTCTCAACCAGGTAGAGCGCGCGCCGGCGGCGGTCGCCTGCAACGACTTCGAATTGGTCGCCTTTGGCCACCACCGTCAGATTCTGGATGAGGCCATGGGCCCGAATGGACGCCGCGAGGTCACTGATGTTCTCGCCGCCCGTCTTGCGGACGTTGAGTGACGACGGGACCAGCTTGGAAAGCGGAATGGAAGTGATCAAAGGGATTCCCCCGTTTGGTGAGTGGCGGCGGCCAACGGCTCGCCGCGAAGTGCCTTGCGCGATGCGCGATGCATGGCGCGCTCCGCCATCCGTATCGCCCGTTCCATCTCGGCCCCGGCGCGAAGCAATGCCATGGCAACGCCAGGCGGCGTGTACATGAGGGCCAACTCGTCCTGGGCTTTCGTGAGCTGACCTTGCGCGGGCTGGATTGCGCTGATGATGCGAGCGGCGTTCTGAGCTCGCCGCCGCTGACGTGCTTTTGCGTCCATCGTCTTACCCCTGGTTACGCTGCTTGCGGCGCAGCTCAGCCATGCGTCGGCTGCAGGCGATGCATACGCGCCTGCCGTTGCGGAGCACGGCGTCGCCGGTGACGAAGTGCTGGCCCGAACCGCAAAACCACCGGCCCGTGAGGGACTCGGCGGCTCGGGTCAGCTGCTTCGCATCGCGTTTCTGCTGGCTCACGACTACGCGGCCGCCTGGTGCACGCGTTGCGCGCATTCGCCGGCGAGCGCCGCGTAGCCGGCCATATCGGTGTAATCGTCAGCGTTTGTGCGGCCAGCGGTGCTTCGGGCGATCTTCAACAGCAGCATGAGGTTCCAGCCCTGCAGTTCGGTCAATTGGGTGCCATGAACTGCGTTGAAGGCGGAAATGGCTCGCGCCATGCTGCGCTCGCCATCGGCTTGATCGCGCAAAGCGGCGCGGTCATCAATGCTGTCGGCAGCTGCCGCGAGAATGTCGGTGGCGTGCACTGCTTGGACGGGAGCAGTTAGTGATGCGATGAGTTCCATAGATGTTCCCCTTAGTTACTGGATGCGGCCGGTGAAACGGCAGTAGGCGATGAGCGCGGCGATCACCCAGGCCGCGCAGATGGACGGCCACGAGACGATCCAGGCGCCCGGCTGCTTGTCGAACAGCTCGGGCACCTGCGTGGCGCTCTGAATTCGGGCGAGGGCGGCTTTGACGGCCGCCGCGACATCGCCTTTGGAGCCGGTGCGATCGGTGACGATCACAAGTCCACCTCGGCGGCCTGGGCGCGGAGGCTCTTCCACAAGCGATCAGCGGCTTGGAGCGCAGCCTGCACGGTGGCGTGGAGGTGACGGGTGCGCGCAGCGCGCTCGCCGTTGGACTGGATGATCTCGCCGCGATAGGCGTCGCCTTCACGCGCTGCGTTGAAGGTCACCGGCGGAGCAATAGGAAGGGTGGCAGCAGGCATGATCAGGCCTCCGAGGCGATGGCGAGGGGCGTGCTGGGCCATGCGGCGTTGGCGCGCGCTTCGTCGGCGCGCTTCGCGAAATAGCCGCTCTGCACGTCGTTGTGGCTGATGGTGGCCAGCGTGGTTTCGTCGGAACGGCCGGATTTGCGGGCCGCTTCGGCGTAAAGGCGATGGGCGAGCGCCTGGGCGTCGTGAGCCGCGGCGAGCTTTTCCCAGTAGTGCGTTGCCGTGCTCATGCGGCCACCGCTGCAGGGCGTTTGGTGCGGCGCTGCGCCTGCTCCCAGGCGGTTTCCGCGAGTTCGAGCGTGGGCAGCTCGCCCGTCTGCGTGCAGCCGCAGGCGATGCGGTGACGGGCGGGGCAGGGCTCGAACCGAACGGGCTCGCCACTGCGGCGGCCGTGAACTTTGTAGTGCTTGGGCTCGGCCTTGCACTTCCGGCATTTCCGGAAACGGCCGGCAGCGTGATGGACTGCGCTCTCGATCATAGGTTTGTCCTCAGAGCCTGTGCGCCGCCAACCGCGGCCCGTATGCTTCGCAGTGACCAGGGCGGGCATTCGTGCCCTGCCGGTCTAGTCACGAATGTATCGCTTCATAGATTCACAAGTGAATCATTTGATTCATATGTGTTCAGTGTTCGTTCACATTCAGAGCGAAGAAACCAAGCCCAAAGGGGAAAGCAATGGGAAATCGATCAAAGAGGTGGATGCTCGCCGCGGTGGCGTTGGTCGCGGGTTTTGGGGTGGCTGGCGTCGCTTCCGCTGACCAGGCGGGACTAGGCTCGAACTGGCCGAATGCCCAGGACGTCAGCAGCCATGCGTCATTTCACGCATATCGGTGGGTGCAAAACGGAGTCGAGTTCATCCAGGTCAATGGTGCGAACGGGGCGCCGCTGGCAGCTATTGCTACGGATGGGCAGAACGTTATGGTCCTGCCGGTCGGCAATCCGTCGATCGTGACCACGGCGCCGCAAGGCGCAGCCGTGCAGGGTGCTACGGTCTACTCGGACCAGGCCATCTCGATCCAGGCCACCGGTTCGGGTCTATCGGTCCAGCCAGCGGCCTGCGGCGACCCGATCGAATGCAGTAAGCCGCGGATTGTGGCGCCTGCCGCCGCTACCGTCACGCCGCAGGCTCAGGCGCTGTCTTGTGGTGACCCGATCGAGTGCAGCAAGCCGGTTAACTGACGAACTATACGGCGTCACGAATCGGGAGGGCCGGCGAATTAACGTTCGCCGGCCCTTTTCATTGGGAGGCCGAAGACAGTCTCCACTGCATCATCCACGAATAACGCTGAGATGATCTGGCGGGTGCCCAGATCACGGCGGTGCAATGCCCCGCCAAAGGCGCGCGCGATCTTGGCGAGATCCTTGATCGACGATTCGGTGTAGCGGATATGGCTATCGTTCGCTTCGGTCAATTCGGCGACCGAGTCCGCCTTCACCGTCACAACCGCCCAGCGCCTTCCAGCTTTCATACCGACTCTGACGCGAACAGCGACGCGTGAAGGGCGGCCATGTGACATGAGGAGAAATGCTGCCTTGGTCGCGACGTGGTACGCCGTCTCCTGGATCGTCTGAGACAGCTCGCGGGCGGCCGCCGGTGTATGGGAGTGGTAAGTGCCGCCGCCGTCCTCGACCGAAACAACAACCGGGCTTGCGGCGAGGGCGGCCGCGAGACCGTGGCCGATGAGCACGGGTGGCGCAACCGAATCACGCAGCGACCGCAGCTGGTGACGTGCTGTGGAGATCGTTCGCCACCAGGTCATGGCGACCTCTTCGCGGTCCCTGTCTTCGTTCCTTAGCGCCGCATCAGTTTGCGAGATGCAATTGAGGACTCGGTCGATCTGAGCGGCCTGCTGTCGGCGAATGATGCTCGGCAGCTGTGCGCGTTCCTGTGCGGAACGCTTCCAATGCCTGGCATTCGCGGAAGCGTTGCGGGCCACGGCGCGCTCTTCGGCGGAGCGCATGCTGACCACGAGGACCAGTGCGCCAATGAACGCTGTCAGGTCAGTCACCTGGAGCAATTGAGGTGCCCGAAATTGCTCGCCCTGAGTGAGGGCTAACGAGATCATCACGCACGGAAGAGCGAACGCGATCGGTTGCGGTCGTGAACGGGTAACGGTGGTAGCGCAGAGCGCAAGGGCCATCGCCAACCGGATTATCCACAAGGCTTCCGGAGACGTGATGATTGTGGAGAGCGCAACGGCTGGCACGCACCACGCCAAGACGTGAAGCGCTCCTAAGAAATGCCGGCGGAGGGTCGATTCGAAGCCCTTCAGCAGGCCTGAAATGGAGCGGGTCGCCAAAAATCGGTCGCGTATCGATGCGACGGCAGGTGCGACTGCAATGGCGCCCACAAACGACCCAATTGAATAGAGCCAAAGGCGGCGCACCCATCCGGGGTAAAGCGCCTCGACGTCGCTGGCCAGAGTGGAAAGGATCACCAGCCCCGACACTCCGAGTGCGACGGACCCGAGTCCGGCAATGACAAGGAATCGCGACGCATCTCCCAATCCAAAGAAGCCGACATGGTCTTCAGAGCGCCGCGCTACAACCGCAATCCACAAGGAAACCACCATGGGAAGAACAACGACGGTAGCCATCCAAGTCGTTGTATACGGCGCTTGGCCATATTGCCCGAGAGCGGCGACCGACGCGCCAAGCAATTGGCCAGCGACATAGGCGGGCCAGAGCCGGCGGCTCGAAAACAGAAAGGCCGTCAACGAGAGGCCTGCCGACAAATTGATGAAGGATGGCGTGGATCGAAGAAGGTAGTACAGCGCTGCATAGGCGAGCGCAACGTAGGCGCACAGCCGGACATTCCCCTGCTTGGTCATCGCTTTATCTGCCCCCTGCAGATTTGCCCTATACCTTGGTCAGACTGAGCTTCGCAACGACGCGGCCATGGATCTGCAGGCCGTCGTGCTCGTTGCCCTCTATGGGAATCGAGTCCAGAAAGGGCTTCGTTCCTTTGAAGACGAGCTCGCCTAACTTAGGGCGCTGTCCGTATTTGATGTGGCTGATGCCAAAGTAAGTAAAGGCATAGATGCCGTCGCCGGCCTGCTCAATGCTGGTAGCAGTGGTGTCGATGAATACCACATCCCCCATTTCTATTTCGCCACGCATTGAGTCGTCCCGCATCACTGCGAACCGCACGTTAGCGGGATTGGAGCCGATGTGCGCCGTGAACCAGGGCATCGAAACATCGAGGTGCTCGAAAGGGGACAGTCGATCTGACTGTGTCGACCGGGGGCCAAAATCCTTTAGGGCCTGGATGCGGACGGTGTCGCGCAGGTGCCTTGGGCCCGGCACGTCAAGTGCGCCCGGTTCGGATAGGTCGCTGAAGCGCAGGTCGTGCGCGGACACGCCGAACAGATCCGCCAAGGTGTCAATGGCTTCTATACGGGGCTTGTAATCATCCTTGGTGAGGATCCGGTGGATCGTCGGCTGTGACACCCCGCACCGGCGCTGTATGTCGCGCGGACTGAGTTCCTGGCCCTGCATAAGGAATTCGAGATTTTTGGCGAGGTGATTCATGCCTGAATAATGCTCGGGCATCCCTCCACTCGGCCACACCTGAACTACATTCGAGTGATTCATTTGTGACTTGCCTTGTGATTCAGTAATGAATATGCTGGGCGCCATGAAGCCAGCAGACGCTGTTCACATCCTTCTAAAAGCGGGTTGGAGCGAGGCTCGCATTGCCGCGCGCATTGATGCTTCCCAGCCCACCGTCCACCGGATGAAGCGGGGCAGGCAGACCTTTTGGGACGCCGGCGACGCCGTGATCAAGCTCGCCCGTGAAGTCGTTCCGGGCTGCGACCCGGTTGCGACCCAAATGTGCGCGAGTGCGCCCAGTTAAGGCCCCAGAGAAAGCGAATCCATGCGTGCGGCGTCCGTCCGTCATGGCACCCATTCTCCCACCGGTCAGTGCGAACCAATGCGAACTTTTGAAGCGGCGACAACAGTCACCTTTCAGCCTGGGCTATCGAAGCTCCACGGCAAGCTGCGCAACTGTGTCGCAGCCGGTGTCTACAACCGCGGCTTGTCGAACGTAGCCGCCCAGGTCGGTGAAACCCCTGCGTCGCTGAGCGAGAAGCTCAGCGGCGGTACGGGTCGCAAGCGCGATGTCGGTTGCGACCTACTCGAGGAATACATCGCCAAGAGCGGCGACCTGACACCCATCTACTACCTCATCGACCGCTTCTTGCAGGACCCGTCGGTGAGCCAGCAACAGATTCTCGCCGCGCTCTTTCACCTCTGTGAGGACCTTCCAGGGTTGCTGAAGGCAGCGGGCATGACCAAGCCAAGGGGCAAATGATGGACGCGATCGATGTGGCGCAACAGCGCCAACAGGAGGACATCGAGCACGCACTTCAGGCACGCCAGCAGGCCGGCAAGGGTTTGCCGTTCTGCTCGATGCTCGATTGTTGCGAGCCGATCAGCGAACTGCGCCAGCGCATGGGCGCACGCCTATGTATCGATTGTGCGAAGGCGAACGAGCAGGAGGCGCGCCGGTGGTCACCGCGCGCGGCTCGCTAACGTGTCCGCTATCAGCACAGGAGCGCGCGACGTTGCGCGCAGCGCAGGAGCGCGTGGCCCGTATCTTCGAACAGGGGATTACGGACGAGGAACGCGCCCAGATCTTGGCCGAGCTGCAGCGGCCGCCGCAGGCGCGCCAGGCGTCGTTGAGGTTGTCACCACCAGCATGACGCCCACCACTGAGTTGCCACTTGGTGTGGGTGGGCGTCGCCGCATTGGTGGCGTGGGTTCGTGCCTGGCTGCGGTGTCTGGCCATATCGCTGAGCGTGCATGGCAGGGCAAAGGCGTACGCGTGTTCGTGTTGCCGTGTCGATCGATCATCGTCGTGCCCATTGAAAGCCGCGCGGACGGCCTCATGCTTCGCGATCACATGTCGGACCTGGTGGCGACGTGGTGCCGTGATGCCGATGGCCGTGGGCCGACACAAGCCACAGTCAAAGCGGAACTGCGTGCGGCACTTCGCACAGGACGCGCTGTATGACGCGCAGTCGCGAACCCCGCGCCCCGGCCCCCGTGTTGAGGAACGAGTCGCGCGCGCAGCGCAGCGGCTCGGCCACGCGGTGTCGCGGGGCAGACAGCGTCACCGGTTCGAGGGTCCTCCCTAGAGGGTCCGCATGCGGGTTGCACAGC